TTCCATTGCTTTTCAATCTATTAGCTTTTGCACTAATAACCTTAACATTTCCTGGAATGTATCCTAGTTCATTATTAATTCTATCGAGTGTGGGAGAAAACATTTTATTTTCATAATCGAAAGGAATATTAAAAACAGGACATTTTTCAGTCATTATAACATCTTTTATAGTAATAGTAAAAGGTATATTTTTATTTTTTGCCCGTGTTTTTGCTGCATGATACATTTCTCGAATTATATTATTCACATATTGGGTTCTTCGTTTTTCTTTCGAATAGCTTTCTTTCTTTTTAATTCTACAATATTCATTGTAAACTTGCCTATTTTCGTTTCTATATTTCAAAGAAAAAATGTCCCTACATTGCTTACATGCTCCTCCTTTAACCATTCTTTCGGAAACATGCCCGTGTTTACAAGGTTTTCCAGTAAAGTAATATTTCATTTTTTTAGCGAGAGCATCTTTTTTTGTTATAATATTCATTAGTTCTTCTCCTAAAAATACATTAACACTTTTATTTATGTGTTAATGTTAATTTTTTAGGTCGATGTTATACATTTTATAAAAAAATTTTTCCTCATCATAAATTTTAATTCTCTCTATAAAATGCTTCAAGGTAAAGTTGGTATATTTACCTACTCTGAAATCGTCTGCGATATCGAATAGAGTTGCTTCATCTTTTGAGTCTCCTTTGCGTAAACTACGACCGATGGACTGCAAGTTGCGAACTCTAGACTTAGACGGGCTAGAAAAGATGACGTTGTGTAAGTTACGAATGTTGATGCCAGTAGAAAAAGTACCATAAGAAGCAACAATAATTGCGTCATTTTCTTTTTCAGTAATTGCTCTAACTTGCTCTCTAACTTCAACGTCTGTTTTTCCATACACAAAGAAAACTTTTCGCTCATTCGATTCCGACTGTATTAAATCGTAGAGTATCTTCCCGTGTTTTTCGACAAGCTGAAACAGTATGAGGGAATTGCCTTTCAACGATAAGGCTAGATTTTTTATGAAGATATTTCTGTGCTCATTTCCTACTATGTAGTCTAGTTCTTTTTTGTAGTCCCAGTGTCTAGCTTGTTTACAAACTTCTTCTGGATACTTCAATATTAAACACTTAATATTCAGACTTGACAGTTGTTTTTTATCCATTAAGTCTTTAGTCGTAGTTACTTTAAGTACAGGACCAAATAAGCCTTCGAGAACTAGCTTATGTGTTTGTGTTCCATCAAGAGTGCCTGTACAACCAATTCTATATTTCGTGTTCACTAAACCAGTCATGATTGTTGTCAGAGATTTAGCTTTGAATAGATGCGCTTCATCTCCTAGTACGAAATCAAACTGTTCGAAATACTCTTTTTCTCTGTTGTAGATAGATTGCCAAGTTGTTATTGTTAAAAATTTGTTTGTGTGCTTTTCTTTTCCCGAATACTGACGATGACAGAAAAACTCAGAATCGTATCCATATGATTGAAAATCTGAATACATTTGTTCAACCAGAGATGTTGTGGGTACGATTAATATCCCTTTATTACATTCTTTCTGAATCTGTCTTAGAATGAGATAGAGTATAAAAGACTTGCCTGATGCTGTTGGTGACAGTAACAGAATTCTACGATTTCGAATCGCATAAACAAAAGACTCTAGTTGATAATCTCTAGGTTCAAGTTTTAAATCTAATTCTTGAACGAAATCTTTTGCTTCTTTTAGGGAAAAGTTTTCTGTTAACAGTACACTGGGTTCAAATTCTATAGTATAATTTCTTTCTGCACAGAATTTTTTAAGATAAGGTATTAGACCATAGTACAAATAGTTAGTTCTAAGATCCAACAATCTTATCTTTCCATCCCATAAACGATTTCTGTAAGCAGGAGTAAATTGATAGTTTGGTACATGAAAAGTGAAGAAATCACTTATTTCCTGCGAATAACTGCGCTCGCAGTGTACTTTAATATAAACTTCATTTACTTTCGAAATTACTATATCAGGCGACACCCTGTATGAACCTTTCCCATTCTATGAACGATCTCAATTGAAATGTTCTACTATGTAGTTCTTTCAAAATCGCTTCACAACAACTTACAATCTCATCATGTAGCATTTTTGATGCAATCAATCTATTCAAGTCTTCATCTGAGTCCATGTAAGTAGAAATATCAGATTTCAAAACAAATTGAAATGGTTCCCATCCATATTTTTTGAGATCGTCTTCTCCCATTTTACCTGTATAATATTCCCACTTTATTCTCTTCATTTTAGAATATTTAAACTCAGATTCTTTTGAAAGCAACTTATGCCTTGAAAGAATGTTCAAATATTTACTGTGAAGTTTGGGTATATCAAGTAGTGCTTTACCTGGTTCAGTGCGATCAATTTGGGAATCTTTTTCCCATTCAGACATTAAATCATCAAGTTTTGACATTATAAAACCTCCTTTCGGAAGTATAACTCAATCAGAAAAGTTTTTCAATATTAAAATAGGTAAATCTGAATGATACATCAGCAGTCATAATCGTATCTGGTGTATCTTGTGTTGAGACAATAAAAGAAGATAATGATGAAGGAAAAACATCAACAAATTTGAATCTATAGTAAGGTGTAAATGAAGATGAGTATAGCGTTAAAGTCGCATCCGAAAACTGGGGTTTTGGCTTATTGCTAAACTTATTCAATCTAGGTAATTCTGCATACTCTTCGAAGTTTTCTGGAAATGTCATTGCACGGATCCAATCGTGAATTTCCATCCATGATCTAAGTTCTTCATCGAGAACGAAGGTAACATTCATGATATCGTATACCGCTTTTTCTCCTGGGGAATATCTTTCGACAAATGGAGTTGGTGAAGGTATTTCCCCCAAAGATATTCCTGGAACAGAAACCGATTGACAGAAAAATTGAAGATTAGGTATTCTACCAAACGTCAAGTGAAACTTGTTTGGGTGTAGAAAATTCTGATTGCTTGGGCTATTCGATAAAGCTACAGTTGCCATTAAACGTTCTTTTTAATGTATAAACCGATATCAATCAAAGTTTCTTTTTCAATCATATCAATGATTCGGTTAGTTAAAGTTATTTCTTGTTGAATGAAAGCCATCTTCAACTTGAGTTCATTCATTTGTTGATGATAGAATTCAAGTTCTTTCTGTTTGCGGGACTTAATATCTAATAAGTCCGATATCAAAACTATCTCTGTCATATGCCTATTTATACAATAAAAAAAGGGGACCTTTCGGTCCCCTTTAAAAGAGAGTTTTACCTCTCTATACTACTTTATTATTACATTATATTTTGGATTTTGAACGCTCTGTAGTAGTTATTCTTGGTAGGATTGAGAGCACCGTTACCTTGAAGAGTACCTTCAGCAAATGGGTTAGCAACAAGACCGTAACGAGTCTTGAAACCAATCTTTGGCTGGAAGGTGTTGGTATCAACTGCACGAACCATTTGTAGAGGAACGTATGGGCAGTAGAAGAGACCAGCATCGTAAGCATTCGATCCTTTGAATCCAACAACTGCGAATTCAGAAGTAGCAGCAGTTGGGAAATATGGATCAATGTAAACTTTGATACGACCGAAGAGAGTACCAGCAAATGTATTGCCTGTATCATCAACGGTTAGATTAACTTGACCCTGAAGGGCCGAGTTATAATCAAGGATACCTGCCATTGCAAGAGCAGATGCAACGTCTGAAGAGCAAATTAAGACGTTACCTTTACCACGACGAGTCAACTTGGCGATTTGATTAGCTTCGCGCTCGATCTGGAAAGCAAGTCCCTTAACTTTCTCAACCATCCAACGACCATTTGAATCTGTATCGAGGTCGAAAGTACCAACAGTTGTTGTTCCTGTTTTGCAACCAACACGAGCAACAGTGTAGATTGTACGAAGAACTTCACGGTTGATTTCAGCAAGAATCTCTGAAGAAAGAATGTTGCTCAATTCGGTTTCTGCGTCAAGACCATGAACTGCTTTAAGGTCTTGTGCGAGTTCCATTGAGTATTCTGCTTTAAGAGCACGAGTCTTAGCAGTAACAGTAACTTTCTCGATTGAGAATCCCATTTCAGCAGGTGTAAGACCTTCAGCAGTAGCAGTTGCCATTGCTGTGCCTGTGTTAGCATCAAACACACCGTAAGGAACATCGCTAGTTGTAGCTTTTAATCCAAGTGACTGTTGTGTGCCTGCACCAGCAAATGCTGTGTTAGCTTCGTTGTAGAATGCTTCTGCGCCAGTTGATGCACTACGATCTGTGCCATACATTGAACGCATTGCGAAGATCATTCCTGTTGGGCCCGTCATTGGCTGAACGCCGCAGATATCATAAGCGATAAGATTTGGAAGTGAACGACGAACTAGGCTGATAAGAATTGGGTCGAAACCAGCAACTGGACCAGCATTCTGTGCATCTGCACCACCGAAACCGCCTGTACCTGAAGAGTTGGTTGGAGCCGTTTCGTTAAGAACGCCAGCTTCTTTTGCCATTGCTTGAACTTGATTTTCAAGAATAACAGCGGTAACAGCGCGCTTATATGGGTCAGTAATTTTTGGAAGGTCAGCGTGTTCTAGAACAGGCTGCCACTTCTTTTGTAGTTGTTCAGAAAGAAACATTTAATTCTCCTTGGTCTTATTAAAATTAAATTCTTGTTGTTTTAGAGATTGACTGAACAATAGACTTCATGATGGGATCTGTAACATCTACTTTCTCATCACTGTCTACTTGCTCATTAAGTTGTGCTGCATCAGCTTTTTTTACACCAGAAGGGAAATAATTTTCGCGGATGATCTCAAGTTTCTGTCTATATTCTTCCTCTGTGGAAAAATCTACACTCTCTGCGAGTTCTCTAATCTTTGCAACTTGAGTAGCCACTAAACCTTCACAAACTTCGTGGGTAACAACTTCTTTGTAAGCCTCAATGAGTGCCGTACGGTACTCTACACTACGCTCAACTTCTTCGTCGAGTTTGGCTTCAAGTTCATCAACTTTGGTTGCCAACTCATCAACGAGGTCAACTTTCTCAGCAGGAACATCAATATAATGTTCTGCAAATAGATTACGCAAGCCATTGATAAAGTCTTCGGTAAGTTCTGCACGAATACCTTTTTCAATAGCGATTTGATTTTCTTCCATCCACTCTTCAACGATATATCCAACATAGTCGTTGATTTTCTCTGTAAGTTCTTGCTTAACAGATTCAACTGCTTCTTCTAACATTGAAGCATACTGAGCTTCGATCTGTTCTTCAAGTTGAGTGACGCGATCTTGTACGCGAGCTTCGAAAATAGTAGATACTTTAACTTTAAATTCTTCAGAGATTGTTTCATCATCTGAGAATAGAGCGTCTACATCTTCTTTCATTTTCTTTTTCCAAGCCATCTTTTCTTCAAGATGCTCTTCAGCAACAACTTCTTCTTCAGTTTCAACTTCTTCTGTCTTTGCTGAAGCGGCCGATGGCTTAGTTGTTGGTGCAGCAGCACTCTTTGCAGCAAAAGTCATCTTGTGTGAATCATCATCAGGCTTTGCGTTCTCTGGTGTTGGTCCACCAGCCACTTGAACTTCGCCTTCTAGCTTTTGTGGAGGCATAGCATTCTTACCTTTTCCTGCGGCAAGAATTTCAGCAGCAGCCTCAAAAAGTTTGTTAGTAGCCATTAGGAATCTCCTTTTGTGTTTATATATTTATATTTTTAAAGTTTTGATAAAAAGTTTTCGAAAAGGCGAACCGCCACTTTCTCAATATCTTTTCTTGAGGCTCTCTGAATTATTTGTTTAGTTCTATCAATGTCAACTTCAACAAAACGTCCTTCAACGAATAGCCACTCTTTGTTTTCCATAATACCGTTTACAAATGCTCCTGGTGCTGAAGGATCCGCAACAACATCAGCAGCAGTTGCTAATCTAAAATCATCTGCAACAATATTGATACCATCTTGACCAGGAATCAAAGAACCCATACCTCTTGAAGAAACCCCTAAACTAACACCAGAATCGATAAAGTTTTTAACGATATTCCCATAAGGAGTTTCTAATACTTTTGCTTTTCCTATAAATCGGTTTTGATCGTCTTCTCTTAACGATTCAATCTTGATACAAACTCTCTCAAGATTAATCGTAGGCGTATCTGGATGCCCAAGTTCACCTAGAGCACGATTACTTTTAATATACTCTTCAGTATATCTACCGACTTCTTCCCTAAGGGTATCAATCTTATACATGCGACGATTTCTGTTAGCTTGTTCGCCAACTAAAAATGGTCCTTCAATGTATAAATTCTTTTTACCTGATTCTGTAGTTTCTGTTAGATATCTAACATTCTCTACTGTTTCTTTAATTAGTTTCATATGTTTTCCAATGCGGTAGAATATGTTGCTATTTTTGAAACCTCGATTGCGATTGAACCGCCAGTAGCAATCGTAACCACAACATTACCAGTATTAGTATTTGCGATTGAGTATCCGAGTTCATCGAAATACATTTGCCCAGCATTATGTAGTGCTAACATTAGAGTGGGTCCGTCTCCTCTTCCAATCGTAATCGATCCGTTCGTTGACCACACAACTCGTTTAATATTAACCGCCGATACTGTTTCTAACTGAGTATTGGAAGATAAATTATTCAGAGTGATAGTGTATGTGCCAGGATCAACAGCACGAATAATACTGGTGCTTCTAAGATTGTTTACAACTTCGTGTGGCATTTTATCTTATTCCCATTGATTTGCGGCGACGCATAGACATTTTTCTTCTGAGTAAAGTTCTATTCAGTCTTGCTTTGCCTTTTGTTTTCCAGTATCGTTTTAACTTTCTTGCTTTCTGTAATCTTTGTGTAACTGGTATTCTTTTTACTGTAGTACCAGATACTCTATAACCTTTTACTGCTGATCGTCTTACATTACGTTGGACAATAATTCTACCTTTTGCATCTCTTCGTATTCTTCTACGAATCTTCTGTATTCTTCCTTGTCTTACGATGTTACCTTCATCGAGAGTATCTACATTATCACCGTATATATCTGCCGATATCTCACGGCGTTTCTCTTCTAATCTTTTACAAATTCTCTCACTTAATTGAGCAAAAAATAATTGTTTTGCTTCAACTAATTTGTTCTGCAATATTAAATCTACAAATCTCATTTCGCTTTACTGAATGCAAAAGATGCAGCTTTTTCGAAATGAGCTGGAGACTTATGTACCATATCAGCAAACTTTTTCTTATTTTCATCATTCAATGCTTTATGCACTTGAGTGATTGCTGATGCAGTGAAATGATCAATCTTTCTAGTTTCTCCAGAAGCAAACTTAACGCTCTGTGCAGATTTGCCTGCAACAATTTTATGAAGAGTATCCATAACTGCTTCTTCAATATACTCTTCAGATTGAACGAAACCAGTTTCACCTTCATTAAATGGAATAGCAAAATCTCTATTCAATCGGTCACTATGGTAAATAGCAACGCGCATTCCATTTGGATATAAACGAATCGCAGTTCTCTTTAGTAAAACTACAAAAGGAGGATCTGAAGACAGAGATTCTCCAATCAGTATTTCTTCTTTGACTTCTTCTTTCTCTTCATCATCGAAACTTACATGATGAGCTTTCACTTTTTTTCCAGATTTACTAAGTTTATAATCTGATGTATCATGAATACCTTCACTGACTGCTTTTTTAGTTTGTCTGAATACTTGTGGATTGTTGGTAATTAAATCCACCATTTTATTAAATAAGTTTTGTATGATCTGTTTATCAGCATTTGTG